AGAGGGCTTTAGTTATTCCCAATGAGACCACGTCCCCCATTTGATTAAAAAACCAAGAAAAAATACTTGACAAATGAACAGGCATGTGGTATTATAATTATAGAAACAAGGAAACCTAGTAAAAAATAAGGAGGAATAAAAAATGATGAATGAGAAATATAAAATAGCGTATGAATTATGTAAACAAGATATAGAGCTAGGATTATACGATAAATCTTTAGTGGCAGTGGCTATGCAAATTGGCAGACTATCTGCCTTTTTAGAGCTATCAGATTTTACAGAGGACGAGAAAGATAATGAAGAAAATAAATTGCGTGAATTATGCAATTGTTGGGAAAAAAGATATTATTCAAAGGAGGAAAAATAAATGATTCAATACAGATTGCACAATATCACTGATTTTGGCGTAGAAATTCATGACTTTCACACTGAAAATTCACTGAACAATTATATAGCCTTATTTGTAGACCCTCCATACTGGGTAGAAAATTTGTATACTAATAAAAACATTTATGTGGGTTTTGATGGACAGAGCTACGCCAATCCGTCAGATGGAATTAAAGACTATATAGAGACAGTTAGTCTTAACAAACCAGACGCCAATAATGTTTCACGTGAAACATTACATGAATCGGAAATAGACTGGATAAAAAGGCATACACCTACAGAAGAAGAAAAAGAACCATACACCAAACTAGAAAAGTTATCCTCTTTCTTAGGTATATTATTAGTCATTATTATGGTAACATTTTTACTATATCTTTTTTTATCTTCTGTATCATTCATAGCGGAGCACTTTTCAGAGTTCACATGGAAAATATTTAATATTTTATAAGGAGAAAAATCATGGCAAAATTAACAAATAAATTATTGCGATACAAAGTAATGTTTACAAAAGGCGGTACAGGCGGATATACCGCACGAGTTATGATTCCAAAAGAAGCAATTCGAGACTTAGATATACACGCAGGAGATTATATCGAGTATACGCGTGTCCCTAATGGTCTATTATTGAAAAAGGTGATTGATTATGAGTAGAAAAAGGAAAGTATCTGAATTACAAAAATTATACAATAAAGAGTATAAGAATTATTTAAGACGTGTACAAAGACAGGTTGAGCAAGGCGTGCTAGTCAAGGTGATACAGAAAGTAAAAGCACCGAAAAAGACAAGTATTGAAAAGCTTAAAAAACAGAAAGCGAAAGTGATTAAAGAAAACGCACCCGTTGTTAATTTATTAACAGGCGAGCTTATTATTAAATCAGAAAAGGAAAGAAAAAATGTATTAGCTTTGAACAGAGTTTTTGCATCGTTAGTACCTTTTGAACAGGATTATGCTCGACAAAATAATATTACCACTTTAAAAGGGTTAAAAGAATTAAAATCCACAGGTGTTCTAATACGTGACTTTGCACCAGTACCAGATTATGACCTATATATTGATATGTGGTATGATAGTTTAGATAGTTTTGTACCATTTACAGCACATTATTTAAGAATGAAAACAGACGCACTACTGGCTACTGCTACTGACACAGAACGAGCATTGTTTGGCTACGCATATAAAAATGCACCCGAAGTATTCCCAACTGAGCCATACATGGATAAAGCAACGATTGACGCAGTTTTTTCAAATATTCTTAAAAAAATGAAATTTTTTGAAAATAGTGAGGATTTCCAACAATTTATAAATATGCAAGATAATATTATAGAAAGAGAATAATCATGAAAAAGAAAAATGTTACATATTGGGCTTGCGATTTCGAGACGACCGTGTGGGGAGAGGAATTAGAAAACCAATTAAGAAAAAAGCAAGACTGTACAGAGGTATGGTCTGCTGCTGACGTTGCTCTTTATGATAACAGTGAAACAGTTACAATTACTCATTCGATTAGAGACTTTTTAAATCGGTTTTTAACCATGGGAGGCAACAATATATTATATTTTCATAATCTATCTTTTGATGGTTCTTTTATTGTTGATTTTTTATTAAAAGAGAACTGGAAATGGGTACATTGTAAAGATAAGGAAATGAGAAGTAAGACTTTTCAGACTTGTATTTCAGATTTGGGTTCGTGGTACTGGATAAAATTAAAATGGAACAAGAACTTTATCGAAATACGAAACTCGTTGAAATTAATGCCATCATCACTCAATAACATAGCTAAATCTTTTAAGACAAAGCATAAAAAGTTAGAAATGGATTATACAGGTATGCGATATGCATATTGTAACATCACGGAAGAAGAGAAAAAGTATATTGAAAATGATGTACTAGTATTAAAAGAAGCTCTTGAAATGATGTTTGATGCGGGACATCAAAAGCTCACAATCGGCTCTTGTTGTTTATCAGAATTTAAAGCAGATTATGATTTAAAGGATTATAAAAGATTGTTCCCTGATTTAAGAGAGGATTATTTAGACGAAGATGTGACGGGTGTATGGAACATTTGGGATTATGTTCATAAATCGTATCACGGTGGGTGGTGCTATCTGAACCCAAAATTTGCACATATTGTAGTCGGAGAGGGTCTTGTATATGATGTAAATTCTCTTTATTCGTCTATGATGCATAGCATGAGTGGCAATAAATACCCATTTGGACATGGAGAATATCACAAAGGAGCGCCACCTATAGATTTAGTAAAAGCAGATAATAAGTATTATTTTATCCGCTTTACTTGTAGATTTAGAGTAAAAGAGAACGCTTTTCCCTGGGTGCATATTAGACATAGTGCATTGTACAAGTCGAACGAAAATTTATATACATCTGATGTTAGATACAAAGGGCAATATTATAGATATTATAGAGACGCTGACGGTAATATGTGCGACACAAAAGTAACATTGACCATGACTTGCACAGACTGGGAATTATTTAATGATACTTATGAAATTTATGATTTAGAGATACATGATTATGTATGGTTTTATGCCCGTGATGGATTTTTTGATGCTTATATTGATAAGTATGCAGAAATAAAAAAGCACAGTAAAGGCTTTTCCCGTCAGTTGGCAAAACTGTTTTTGAATAACCTTTATGGAAAATTTGCAATGTCTGATAACTCATCTTATAAAGAGCCATATCTTGATGAAAACGGTGTTGTTAGATTTATCTTGCACGAGGAGCATGAAAAAGGAGTTGGATATATTCCGATAGGTTCTGCCATTACATCATACGCTATGAATTTTACGATAAGGCACGCATTAGCAAATAAAGAAAGATTTTGCTACGCTGATACTGATAGTATTCATTTGATTGGTTTGGAAGATGCGGAAATGGTTATTGAGCATCCTACAAATTTTTGTTGTTGGGGTTGCGAGGCAACATTTGACTTTGCATATTATGAGCGACAAAAAACATATGCAGAACATATTGTAGCCGAGAACAGAGAGTCAGTTGATACACCATATTTAGATATTAAAGCGTGTGGCATGAGCAAATCAGCGAAAGAACAGTTCATTGCAGAAAACCGTGACATAAAAGAATTAACTACAGATTTGGAATTGTATAACTGTAATTTAAAGTCAGAGCGAGTAAAAGGTGGTATTGTGCTTAGGAATAAAACGTTTAAGATACATCAGCAAAAAGATAAAAAAGTTACAATATAACACTTTCAATTATATTACGAATGTGTTATTATAATAATGTAATAAATAAAACATATTACATTGCAATTCACAGTTAAGTAAGTAAAAAAGGAGGAAAAAAGGTGTTTATGATTGATACTTTAGAAAATAAAGAAAGATTATGCTATGCGGATACTGATAGCATACATTTAACAGGATTGAGCAATCAAGAAATGAATAGTGAGTACCATATGAGTTTTTGTTATTGGGTTGGAGGGGCAACCATGAGCAATTTAACAAAAGAACAGTATAAAAGAATAATTAATAGCAAGTTTGGTGTTATGCAATGACAATCAAAAGATAGATGAAAAGTTATAAAATAATACTTGCAATTATTTTATGAATGTGATATTATAATAATGTAATAAAACATATTACATTGCATTCACACTCACAGAATACAGAAAAAAGGAGGAAAACAAGATGTTTACAAGGACATTAGTCACAGCGGAGGTTTCTGTAGAAAGAATCTACAAGGACAAAGAGACAGGAGAAATCAAGAAAGATTGCTTTGACGAGAAATTACCAAACTGTAAGACAAGGGATAAAGCGGAAATCTTGATTGAAAAGCAGTACAAAGGAGACATACTTTCCATATTAGACATTAAGTTTAAACTGGAAAGACGCACAATGACAGATGAGCAGTTCTTGCTTAATTCAGAGGTCAAGAGTGAAAAAATTGTTAACGAAGCAGAGTTGCAGGAAATGAAAAAGAAAAATTAACAGGAAAACAGGAGGTAAAGAAATATGGTAGAAATCAAAGAAATGAGCAGAGAGTTTACAAAGGTCGAGAAGTATCTTATGACCACAGCCCCAGATATTGAGCCATTAAAAAATATCACTGACGGCGAGTCTATTTCAGTCGATGGATTTATTATCTTTAATGATATCAAAGATAACGGAGATATACAGGAGATTGTAAGTATTATCACACCCGATAAGAAAGTGTACTCTGGGCAGTCTGCAACCTTTAGACAGTCTTTGAAAGATATTGAAAGTGTTATGGACGGTGAAAAATTCTCTATCGTTAAAATTAGCGGAAAGACAAAAGTTGGGCGTGATTATATCAATTGTACTTTAGATGTATCAAATTTATAATATGACGTCACGAGAATACCATTTTAATTCTCTTCTTCTAAAGAGGTGGCTATATGCCACCTCTTTTATAAAATAAATATTTCACGTGAAACATGAATGGAGGTACTAAAATGATTGATGATGGTTATTATCATTGTGAGCGATTATTAACTATGAAAGATAAATACGGGAATACACCTGATATTTTTATTGTGGACGGCAACAGAACAGCAGGAAAAAGCTATTCTATTAAATGTCGGCAGGTTTCGGATTTTTTAAAAGATAAATACCGACCTGAGAATCAATTTATCTATTTATACAGAAATGTTGTTGATATGAAGAATTGTGCGGACACCTATTTTGGGGATATTGCGGAAAAATTTGACGGTTATGTCATGACAGAAAAAAGTTTGATGCGTGGTGCGTTGGTGCAGTTATTTATCAATGAAGAGCCATGCGGTTATTGTTTAGCTTTGTCGGTTGCGAGAAAGTATAAAAAAATGCGTGGGTTATTCGTCAATATCCGTTCTGTATTTTTTGACGAATATCAAGACGAAGATAATATATATTTACCAAACGAGGTAAATAAATTACTGTCGTTGCTTACAACTATCAGTTCGGGACATGGTAAACAGCATAGGAGAGTTATGCTATATATGGCATCGAATACAGTCTCTTTGTTAAACCCTTACTATAGCGTGTTTGGTATCAATAAAATGTTAAAGAGAGATACCAAATTTTTACGAGGAGACGGCTGGGTATTTGAGCGAACTTATAATGAAAGCGCTTCAACAGCGTATAAGGAAAGCGCTATTGCAAGAGCTTTTCGGGGCGCTGACTATAATGAGTATGCGAGCGAGAATAAATATCTAAATGACAATGAATGTCTGATTGGTAAACCAAGTGGGCAGTCACGTTATATTTGTACAATTAAGTACAATGATAATCTATATAATGTAAGAAAATATGATGTGTGTCTATACGTGTCAACGGGTGCAGATGATAGTTTTCCCACACGAATATGTTTTACAAAAACCGATGTTATAGACAATACTGCTATTCGTGTCAACTCGACCCATTATATAGTTACGATGTTACGGGAATACTTTAATAGAGGTTTACTTTTGTTTGAAAATTTGGAATGTAAGAACATGATATTTGATGTCATATCTTTTTAATGTTTCACGTGAAACATTGACATTTTAAATAATATATGATATCATAATACCGTACCCAAAATAATACGAACATTGTAGTTGATATACACGCACATAGACAAGTAGTCTGATATCAATTTTTGGCTTTGCGTTCCCTTTGATTCGCTTATTTTGTAACGTACACAAAATGTTTCATGCGAACAATGTTTCACGTGAAACATTTTTATTTACAAATATTGTTGTTTGTGTTATGATAGAAAAAAGGAGGTGATATCATGCAAGAAATCATGACAGCTATTAACACGTTGGGATTGCCTACAGTTGTAGCAATTGCGTCCATGTGGTATGTGAAATATCGTGAAGATAAGAATGACGCACGTATGGACAAACTAAACGAATCACACAAACAGGAAATGTCAGATATCACAGAAGCAGTGAATAACAATACACTTGCGCTACAGCGCATTTGTGACACATTTGAACAGAAAAAGGAGGATTAAAAAATGGGTGTAAAAAAAGCGGTTGACATCTCGTATCATAATGGTATGATTGATTTTGAAAGAGTAAAAAATGCTGTGGACTATGTTATCATTCGTTGCGGATATGGGCAAGACATGGCATCGCAAGATGATAAACAATGGAGTCGAAACGTGAGTGAATGCGAACGGTTGGGCATTCCATACGGAGTGTATTTCTATTCATACGCAAAAACCACAACTAGAATCGAGGGTGAAATCAATCACTGCCTTAGATTGTTACAAGGTCACGCGCCTAATCTACCTGTCTTTTTTGACAGCGAAGAACAGGGAACACAAAGAGTAGCGAAGCATAACGCAAAGCGATTTTGTGATGCCATGTTGACACATGGTTATAAGGCAGGAATCTACGCTAGTAAATCATGGTTCGAGAATTATATTGGTGAGACATGGGGATATGATTTATGGATAGCTCGCTATTCTAATGCGCTAGGTGTAGACAATGTTGACATTTGGCAGTATTCCAGTAACGGGTCTGTTGATGGCATCAATGGAAGATGTGATGTGAACCACGTATACAAAGACTATGGAGCTTCAAATAGTGCGCCCACTGTTCCACAGAACCCACCAGCACACGTAACCCCAAGAAATGAACTAATTGCTATGGGTCAGCAACATGCGATTAATTTTACACAGCATCAAATTGCAGTTGATGGAATTGTGGGGAGAGACACAAAAAGAATGGCAGTCCGTGTAGTACAAAGGGCAATGAATGCAGATTACGGGGACACTATTGTGGAGGACGGGATTGTTGGTAAAAAGACAAGAGCAAAAGCAGGTAGACATTATGTAAAGCGAGGAGAAACACAGTTTCTTGTGACAGCACTTGAAATATTATGTTTATTGCAAGGAAAAGACCCGAACGGGGTAGAGTGCCCTGGAACATTTGGAGGTGGACTGGCACGTGCTTGTGGGCGTGAATTCGTTTACGCAAAAGATATGTTGCATATGGTTTAATTTTAAGGAGGGTAGCAAATGCCAAATATTAATGTAGCCTATCAGTGGGCAGTCAATGCGTGCAATGCTCCCAACATTGGATATTCTCAGCAATACCGAAGAGGGCAGACCGTGAACGGTATTACTTATTATGACTGTAGCTCTTTTATTTCAAAAGCACTTACAGAAGCAGGGTTCTTTTCAGTGAACCCATGGTTCACCACAAGGACAGAGGAGGGATACTTATTACAAGCTGGATTCAAAGAAATCAACATTAATGAAGCGTGGCAAGCTGGGGACATCGTGTGGCGTAGCGGACATACAGAAATGGTCTATCAAGGGGCAGGCTTAGGAAATGGAGGAGTTACCATGGGCGCACACAGTGGACGATATCCATTACCCGACCAAGTAAGTATTAATTCTTATGTGTCAAAGCCGTCCGCATGGACAAAGATATACCGATATGGCGATAGTGCCGGAATGACTCTAGAGTGGATTCACGGAAACCGTTATTTGACAGATGATGAAATGAAAAATAATGCATATGTATTCTATAGTACGATGTTTTTCAAAGATTTTACGCTCAACGCAATTGCTGGAATGTTAGGGAATATGGAGATAGAATCCAATATCAATCCTGAATTATGGCAGTCACTAAAAGAGGGAAACTATAATGGAGGTTACGGATTAGTTCAATGGACTCCGGCAACCGTGTATACAGATTGGGCGACCGCTCATGGGTATGATATCACAGATGGTTACTATCAATGCGTATGGCTTGATGAAGAAACCGTAAGCAGTGGGCAATGGATAGAAACAGCGAAATATCCGATATCATGGGAAGAGTTTCGTAAGTCCACGAAAGAACCGGACTATTTAGCGTCCGTATTTTTAAAAAATTTCGAGCGTGCAGGAGTGGAAAAAGAAGAGGAGCGTAAAAAGAACTCACTAAAATGGTACGCATATTTACAAACATTATCCCCATATCCGATTCACCCGCACGCAAGAAAAAGAAAAATGCCCCTTTACTTTTTCTTCCCATGGTGATATAATTAAAACTGTAAAAGGGTAATAAATAAAAAGGAGGATATTTACATGGATTTTAATGAAGCTTTAAACGAATTAATTGATGCGGTCGCTGACGTGGAAGAACATGGAGACGCAATTGAAGTTCTACAGACATTCACCGAAGAAATAAGCGGTGAAGCCGACACCGAATGGAAAGATAAATACATGAAACTCGAAACCGAGTATAAAAAACGCTTTAAGGAACGTATGAAAGAGTCAGCCACTAACACAGACAGCGAAGAAAAGAAAGATGAAAAAGAAGAAAAAATCACCGTCGAAGATTTAGACTTTGACGGTAAGACAGAATAAGGAGGTATAAAAAATGTCAGAAGCAACAAATGCGAATATATTAAAAGCGGTTACGCAGGAACTTTCTTTTGAGGTTCAGAATCATTTACCAACAGAGGTATCAGACAATTTACAGACAGTGTATGATAACATTTTAAATTATGCGCCTGTAAGAAATGAAATTGTGCCGTCATTAATCAATCGTATTGGTATGCAGACGGTGGACAGTATCGCATGGAGAAATCCGTTAGCACGATTTAAGAAAGAGCCAATGCGTTATGGGGAGACACACGAGGAAACTTATGTAAATATGTGCAAGGGACGTGTATATGATTCACAAGCAGATTTTAAATTCGCTTTTCAGCAGTATCAGTCCTATATCATGAGCGTGTTCCACAATGTCAATCTTGAAATTCAGTACCCTGTTACGGTTACTTATGACAACTTGAGAAAAGCTTTTACAAGTGAGTATGGTATCCGTGACATGATTATGGCAAAAATGGAGAGCGCTATCACAGCTGCGAACTGGGACGAATACCTTGCTATGCGTGATTTGATTAATGTCGGGTATGAAAAAGAGGTGCTTCCGGCAGTGACTGTTGATGCGATTGTAGATGAAGCATCAGCGAAAAAGTTATTGATTGAGGTCAAAAAAGCAGTTGGACAGTTTGGCTTCCCATTGCCGGAAAACAATCCGGCAGGAGCAACGTCACACGCTATGCCAACGAACTTGATTTGGATTACAACACCAGAAGTCAATGCACAGATTAGTGTTGATGCTTTAGCGTATGCATTCCACATGGACAAAGCAGACGTAGCGGTTCAGACGGTCATTGTGGATAAATTTGCAAATAGTGCTATACAGGGCGTTCTCTGTGACGTGCGATTCTTCAACGTGCGTGACCAGTTTAAAGAAATGAGTGACCAGCGACTCCCAAATGTCTTATCATGGAACTACTTTTATACACAAGTAGAAATGGTCAGTGCAAGTCCGTTCTATCCGATTCGAGTCTTTACAACCGACACAGTTGTTGAAGAACCAACACTTAGTGTGACAGCTGGAACTTATACAGCTGGTGAGATACAAAAAGTAAAGGTTACTGTTACAGGTGGTACAGGAACATATCATCAGAATTTAGTGACTCTTGAGGTTGAAAGTGGTGCTACCTCTGCAAAGACGTATGTAATACCGGGAACACATTTGTTACACACGGGAGCGGATGAGACAGGAACTATAGTACTGAAAGCAATTTACAGACCAAACGAGACTATCACAAAGACAGCAAGTTTCACAAAAGCGTCATAATTAACGGAGGTAGTTATCTATGATAAATTTACCGTCTCAAGTAGGGGTTGCGCCACGCAACCCCGAAACAAAATTAAGATTGTACAGCGGTGTACCATGGTCTGACGAATACGAGCATGTCAGACTATACAACTCAAAAGCAGACTTGCTAGACCATCTTGAAAAATGGAGAGTCAACTTTAATGGGGTTGATTTATCGCATTTAGCGCCTATTCGTGTAGGAAATTTGGATGTAAAAATTCCTTATACCGAAATGGAATGTTTAGAGTTAAATTATTTAGCATTTCAAAACACAGGTCTTTCAAGTGAATGGATTTTTTGCTTTATAAATTCAATCGAATGGCTATCAGAAAAAACAACTAGAATTAACTTTTCTTTAGATGTTTTTCAGAATAATTTCTATAGTGCAAATATCAAGCCTTGCTTTGTAGAATATCATCATATACCACGAAGTGCTGACTCTATCGGAGCAAATTTAATTCCTGTGAATTTAGAGACAGGTGAAACGATTGTTTCACGGCATAAAAAATTGGATTTAACACCGACAGATTGTTGTGCTTTTGTCACAAGAGGGTCAACGGAACAAAGTTGGTTTGAAGGGCGTGTAGAAAACGGGGTATATTGTTGGGGCAGTATTGGACACTATGATGTAACTACAGAAGATGGTCTGAAAGGAATCAACACATTATTGGAAGATTACAACAACCAAGGTGCGCAAGATGCAGTAATAGGGTTGTTCATGTCCCCTAAATTATGCACGCTTGCGTTAGGCGGAAAAGAGATAAAGCCTAAAATTACAAGCATGCAAATTTCTGACAATGCTTTTGAGGGCTATAAGCCGAAAAACAAAAAGTTATATTCTCACCCTTGGTTATTCTGTCTAGCTGATAACAACCAAGGAAACACACATATTTATAGATACGAGTACAGTTATAACCGTGATAACTCTATTGAGTTCGACAGCTATGGAACAATCGCAACACTTCCACAAGTTCTAACAGCTCCTAAAAATTATAAAACAAGAGAAGCTTTAGAACACGGTTTGATGAATGAAGCTCTTATTAACTCTTCATTTCCGATGTGTTCCTTTTCCTCTGACACTTATCGGGCATGGTTAGCACAGAACAAAAGCTCTATAGCCTTATCTCAAGTTCACACAGCTGTCGACGCTACCATAGGAACAGGCACAGCGATAGCAGGATTAGCAGGAGGAAGCTTACAAGGAGGTCTTAACGGACTAGGTAAAACAACGAACGCTTTTTGGGACGCTCTTGGAATGTTAGCAAATCAAACAGACAGGGCGAGAAACACTGGTGTTACACATGGTAAAGCGTTGTCAGAAAACGTGCTGACAGGTATCAAAGAGTGTGGCGTTGATTTCTATGAAATGTCATGCAAAAGACAATTTGCAGAAATGGCAGACAGCTTTTTCGAGCAATTTGGTTATCCTATAAACAAAATCACAACACCGTATTTACATTCTCGAAATTACTGGAACTATGTAAAAACTTCACATTGTGGCTTCACAGGTACAATTGATTTAGACCAGTTACAAAAATTGAGAAATATATTTGACAACGGTGTGACTTTGTGGCATACTGACGACATAGGGAATTATGGTTTATCAAATGACTAAAGGAGGTGCGTATAAATGCGAAACCCATTAAGAGTTTTTGAGAGAAATATCAATAAGAATAAAAAAGATGATTTTGAAATAATTAAATCTATCTTTTTTTATGATATATTTGATATATTTGTAAATAGATACCAATGGCATAATCTACCCGAGGAAATATTACCGATGTACATAGAACAAACGCTCTTTTGGCATGGTTTGGGTGTATTTATCAAGGACGATATTGCAGGATATGCGTTCATGAATGTATCATTGTCGGGGTTGCCCGATATTTATAATATCCCGAAAGACAGAATCGCTTATACTGCAAATGGCTACATTAAAGAATACGGAAAAGAAAATAGTTGTATCTTATGGAATAATTACTCAACTATGCCGTATTACTATAAAGCGTTGATGTATGCCGATGCAATGGCACATACTTGGAAAACAAAGGGTATTAATATGTATGCACAGCGTACGCCTGTCGTACTTTCTTCTTCTGACAACGAAAAAATGAGCTTTGAAATAGTGGGAGAGATGTACGATAATTATTTACCTGTATTAAAAGTTTCTGATTCACTAAACTTGAAAGACATCAAAGCACTGAACATGCAAGCACCTTATATTGTAGATAAATGCGAACAGGAATTGAGAGATTTATGGTCACAGGTATTAACGTCTTTAGGCTACGAGAGTAATCCAGTGGAAAAAGGGGAACGCCTTGTAACAGGTGAAACGGCTGGAAATAACGGACAGGTTGAAGCAAACAGAAATGTTGGTCTTATATTAAGAAGAAGATGCGCAAATGCTATCAATGAATTATGGGGTCTTAATGTAACAGTAGATTTCAATAGTGAATTGCCTACTATGCTAAATGGCTATGTACCAGACAAGTATATGCAAAAAGGAAAAGAGGGTGACGAGATTGAGTAAATACACTACCACGGTTAAAGATATTTGTGAAAGCTTTATCCCTAGACAAGAACTATGGAGCATGGACTTATCCGTGCAAAGAACCATAGATAAAACACAAGACAAATTTTTCAACTTTGATTTCCCGTTTTATTCAGAAGATAGAAAAGACCTGTATACTTTTAAAACATACTTTTTACTTAGATACTGGAATAATTATATAGGGTTTGAAACTCTAGGAATGTGGAAAACTGCTTTTATAACAAAAATGCATGAATTAATACCGTATTACACTAAATTGTATGATGCAATTCAAAACGACAACCCTTTTACAAATGTAAATATAACAATCACAGAAGCAGAAAAAGGAAACGAAAAAACAACGACTAAAGCAACAGATTCAGGAGACAGCGAGGTAAAAAACAATCAAAACTATGAAAATATTGACAGCGACAACCCACAAGTTACCGTAGCAACACAAGACTATGCAAGCGCTATGAGCAGAGGCGAAACTGTCAATAACACGACTACAAACGCAAAAAATGAACACACAGGAAACGATAACAAAGACAGTAAAAGAGACAGAGACACGAAAGAGATAGGATTAAGAGGAAAATCAACGAGTGAAGCAATCGAAGAATACCGAGAGCAAATACAGAATATCAATCGAGAACTTGTAGAAGCTTGCCGAGATTTATTCATGAAAGTTTGGTAAAAAGGTGGTGAGATGTATGGCAAATGAATTAAAGCCTTTAGTTCCTTTACTTTGCTGTGACGTTCCTAGCGTGTACAGTAATAAGCAAAGTTATTATGAATGCTTGTGTTATATCGGATATAAAGTCAATGAGTGTATAGACGCTATCAACGGATTTACTGACGCATACAAACAGTACACTGACGAAAAAGTTTCAGAGTTGAAAACGTATATTGACGGACTTAACCGTGATATCTACAACCATATCACGGAAGTTGAAACAAATATCCGTCATGATATGGACAGTAGGGATAATGAGCTTGACGAAAAAATCAATAAAGTACAGACAAATTTACTTGATAAAATCAGTGCGTTAAACATTCTGATTTATGACCTAAACGCTGAGACAAGAGCGCATATTGACACAGAGGTTAAAAAACTCTATGATTATATCAATGACTATGTGCCAAACAACATGGAGGTATTAAACCCTGTAAGAGGATATCGAACGAGTCTGAACCAGGCATTGGCTGATATGTATGACAATCTACGTTATTATGCTTTGACTTGCAACGAGTTTGATTCTTTAAATTTAAGTTGTACAGAATTTGACGGGTTATCAATTAACTGTACAGAGTTTGACTTGTACGGTGCAAAAAGATTCAGAGTAGATAGCAACTTATATATGCATGACCCTTTTACAGGTGAGTATGTTTTTTACCAAGATGTGATTTACAAGCTTGCAGAGTTGCATTTTAATAACCCAATTACAGCTAGCGAGTTTGACGCTTTATTATTGACGGTAACAGCATTCCAATCTAAAGCTTTAAGCGCTTACACATTTGACAGTAACGCAAAAACGGCGTTAAAATTATAAATTAAAGGAGGATTTTAAACTATGAGTTCAACAAACAAAACAAATTATTATGATTTAAGTCAGTATATCGGTACTGACAAGCCGACATATTTAGGGGATTACAATTCTGATATGACTAAAATCGATGCAGGTATTCACAGTGCAGATGATAAGGCAACCACAGCTTCACAGAATGCAGGAAGCGCAATTGCTAGAGTTGGCGAAGTGGAAAAAACTGTGAAGTCACATACAACCGCTATTACAACGTTACAGACAGATGTTACAGGTTTAAAAGAGAGCGTAAAAACAGCACAGAATACAGCCACCTCAGCAGATGTAAAAGCAGACAACGCACAGCAAACAGCAAATAGCGCACTTTTGACCGCTAATAATGCTAGCGCTAAAGCTGATAATGTGAATAAAGATGTAACACTGTGGACAGGTAGCGTTAAGAATCAGCCTGTGACCCTTAACGATAGCTTGACTAATTACAGATTTTTATACATTGAGACAAATGCAGGTGTTTCACCGTTATTTGCTTATAGAAATGACAAGAAAAAATATGTCGGTTGTCAGCAACTTTTAAAAGATGGGGCGACAAACACTGTGTCAACAATAACAATCAAACTAGATATAGTTGATGATACGCACATCACGGTTAGTACTAATGTTATTGACCACGCATTTAGTAGTACGCACCCGGCGCTTGACGCTATCTATACTTTGGGCATTTACGGAATTCCGAGATAAAAGTAAATGTTTAATATTTAAACCCTCCGCAATAGGAGGGTTTAAATATTAATCTATTAATTCTATTAAATTGTTATAATCATCCCAATAATACAAATCGCCATTATACGCCACCAAAAAATCTTTATTTGATGTATTATCTCGACCCTCTAATAAATAATATTTACATTCAACAATCTTATTATTAATAATAGCAACATGCGTACCATAGCATACAGCATTTTCTTTTAAATACTGAATAAAATCTTTCTTTGTTTTTTCTTTCATTAAT